AATTGTCGTGCGAGACCGGGAACCAAACACCATCCTTGGGAATAAATACTGTTATGTCGGTGATAGTTAATGTTGTACCGTCCTCAAGTTCCGTCAAATCTTTTTTGGTCAACGACCACCAGCCGTCTTTCCAAGACCAATCCCAGATATCGGAAGCTGCCATGCAAGTGGCAGATAATAATATCGCAATCAATAGGAGTTTAAGTCGTTTCATTTTTATCTCCATATAGAATTTTATCATAGCCGCATAAGATGGTCTGTGCCATATCTTCCATATCTTCCATTCCAGCCCTCAGTTCCCTTTCGGATGTCCCGCTTGTCTGAATAATATCATGGGATATAAGTAGTGATACTTTTTCAAAGTCCGTCACAGCCCACCCCCCACTATCGCACCAACAACCCCTTCGGTGACAGCCTTTACAGCATTCGGATCAGGAGCCTGTAGAGACCTTGCCATTTTCAGCTTAATCACGTCAGCGAAAGCAGCCTCTGTGAGAACCTTATCTGTTTTAGCTACAAATACGTTCTGTTTGTAATGTAGATTCTCGGCATGGATGCTGTTTGGGTCAATCAAGAGATAGTTATATTCAAGTTCGTGCTGTATGCAGCCATTAAGCCATGTCGCGACTATCCACATTATTAAAAATAACGCTAAGATGAATAGTGATTGTTTCATTCTACTGCCTCCTTAAAGTAATTCTTCGCCGCTTCAAGGGCTTGTTCTTTTGCGGGGAGTTTTAGAAATTGGTTTATGGTCATAATTTTAAAACCTTTCCTATTTGTAATTCTGTTATATGAGTCACCATAATAAATTGCATTTTAAAATCTTTTGCTAATCCTTTTAATAATGATTTTATATTGTCCCGATACTCCTCCGAAACAAATTTAAAAGGTTCATCCAATATTAAAATTCTACGCAAAGACGGCTTTGCTAAAACTAAACAGGATAACCGTAAAGCAAATGCAGCAACATCCACAACACCACCACTATCAGAATTTAAAGCATCTTCGATCTCATAACCGTCTTTTAATAAAATCAAATTAGCTTCCGTTCTTCCACGTTTTCTTTCAAAGTTAATTTTAAATCCATAATTATCTTGAAATACTGTCTGCAAACACCTACTTACTACACCAGCTATTTGATGGTGTGCTTTTTGTTGTATTGTTTGAGACACTTGTTGTGTGATCAGTTGAGCTGTCCCTAAATACTCATAATCCATGACAGCTTTATCTAATGCTGAATTTTCGTTTTCATGGATTTGTTGAGCAGTATTTAAATCGTTTATTTTTTTATTTACTTTTTTTCTAGTTTCTAAAAGATTCATATTACTGATCCCATTTAATGTTGAAACACTCAGCGAAAGCAATCCACATAATCTTTCTTTCACTTTTTAATAAAGTGTGCATATAGGCATTCATACACCGTTTGAAAGATATGATCTTGCCGGTCAATTGATTATACCGATCTTTAGGATGCTGGCGGGCCTCCATGACATAGAGATTAAATATCTCATAATTATTTTTTACTTCTACTCGTATATGACATTCAGTATCCACCATCTGTCTGCCTTTACGTGTAGGGTGTAATTTAACAAAATGAACAGTAATAATTTTATCATCAAAATCAAATTTTTTCATTTTCTACTCCAAAGATTCATCCCATTTTTCTTCAAACGTTTTTATAGCTTCTAATAATTCAGTTTCAATAGAAACACTTTTGATTTTTAGTTGTTTCAATTTCTTTTTTGCTTCGTTTAACGTCTTGCAACCAAATTCACTTTTAAGTGTTTTCATAATCTGTTCTAAAGCACCCGCTGCTTTATCTGCTTTTTGTTGAGCAGCATCAACTTTCTTTTTTAATTGATTATATTCGTCGAGTGTTGCCATTATTTTTTATCTCCAATAATTCCAGGATGTTCTTTGTTAATGCATTTTCTGCACAAATCAGGATGTGGCAATCCAGCCATCACCATCGCACCACAATCAGGGCAATGATATTGCCCGATAGGCTGACCTTTCAGTTTTTCTGGCTTTTCATCACATACTGCTTGAAAACCTCCTCTACAGAATCATAACACCGTCCACATATTAACATTATTTTGTCTCCATTGCTTTAAGGATTATTTGCTTTACTTCTTTTATCGTTTTATGTGTTTTGAAAAACTGTTTCATTGCTTCTGTAAAATCTAATGCAGTATTTCCTAACTTTTCTAATTCCTCAATAAATTCTCCCATATCCATTTCTTCTTCAACAACATCTTCTCGAGCTGAAATATATCGATCTTGAGAAGTGTCTAAATAATGTACTTCAATTTCTCCATCTGCTCTTAATAAACCTACTTGTGGTTTATAATTTATCTCATCTGATTTTCTTCTCATAAAAGTACCACAATTAAAAACTGTAGATTTTGAGGTTTGTGATTTAAAACCTTTATGATTATCACCATAAACTATAATGTTATAACCTGATGCATTTGCTTTAGTAGGACTGTATTTGTTTTCTTCTGGTGCTCCCGGATATGAATGGCCTTTCATATGAATATATTCATGTGCTATTGCAATATGAATATCGCCCTCATCTGTGTTTTCAGTTTGTTTTTTTATTTTACTGCCAAAAGGAAAAGCATGAAGAATTACATTATTTATTCGAACAACACTATTTTTAATGTCCATGGTTTTTACAACGCCTATATTAACTAATGTCCAATAGGCACTTTTCATTATATCTTCATAATTGTGTTGTGGTAAATCATGTTGTCCCGGAATAGCGATCATTTGAGGCATGTAGCAAGCAGCAAAATTTATAAGTTCAGGAGGGCTATTCCATTTATCAAAAACATCACCAGCACAAATAATAGGGCAATTATGTTTTTGTTTTAGTTTAGTCAGTTCGAGTAAAGGTCTTCTCATCGCATCGTACCAATCTTCTTCAGCACTTCTCCAGATCGGAGGATTGTGTTGTAGGTGTATGTCAGCAACAAAAATTGCAATTATTTCGTCATTGGTTTTTGACATAGTGGACACTTCCCTTCGATGGCTTTGCCTAATTGTTTTTTGCATAGTTTCAAATCGTTTTCTATTTGACATATCTTTTCCTGCTGATACTGAATGTCATCGATAATATCTTTCAGTGCATCATATAGATCATCTGTTGTGGTGTATTGCTTTTTCAATAATTTTATTTCATCAAATGATTCAGGTCTCCGTGATAGTTCGGTTTGATGGATTTTAGCTGATTTTATGCTATTACGTAGTGTTCTAATGGACATGCTGATATCTTGGCTATTCCTATACACTACAAGAGCTGAATCCCCTACGAGCTTCAGTTGTGCTGCGTTTTCTTTTGTTTTTAGTAGTCTAACACCTTTTGATAGTAGATCATCGATCCTGAGCGATTTTGAAGCGTTTTGTTCTTTTACTGTTTCGATATGCTCTATACGACATAAGTCTTCATTCATATCTTCAGCATATTGCAATTCTTTTTCTTTTTCAATCGCATTACTTAATCTAAGTTCAGTTGATGTTTTTTCTTGTTTAGCTGCTGTTAATTTGGATGCGATGTCAGATAATGTGGTATCAATTACATCTAAGTTGATGATAGAATTTAATTGACGAGATACCTGTCCCGCTGTTTCTGAAAACCAAAAAGGAGCATCGTGTTGGTTTTGAAAATTGATATCTGATATATTCAAAAACTTTTCGATTTCAGGCGATACACCAGAACCGAACGCTACAAATGGTTTTTTATTCAATTTATATTTATTGATGGACTTGCTTCTTATGCGAGTAACTTTTGAATCATCTGCAAATAATCTTATAATGGTTTTATCTTTACCCCATTTAATATACTGCATTCCGGATGGTTGATTTAACATAGCCAATCTTAATGCTCGTATGACACAACTTTTCCCAGCATAACTTGAGCCGACTATAGAAGTGACACGAGGCCCAAATTCTAAATCTAATTTGGCATGCTTTCTGAAATTTCTTATTTCTATTTTTTCAATCATTTAATTCGGCCTCAGCTAACAAGCTACCACATTTTAATATAGCATGTTCCCATTATTGCTCCAGTTTTGTTTTACCTTTTAGATTATCTAATAAGGCTTGTATTTTTGTATAGGGTGTTTTTGTAAGTAATGTAAGTCCCGCAATTATCATATTAGATTTGGTGCATTCAAACTTCTTTACTAGATTCTTTAATTCAGTTTTTTGTTTTTGATTTATTGCTGCACTTACTGTTGTTAAAGAGTAATGTCTGGTCATAATACTGCTCTCCTCATAAAAGTATGAACCCAATGATTAACATTTATTTTCCAATATCCATTCCCTATAGGATCTGATTCTATGGGACAATATTTATTACCAAGATAAGTAATAAAATTCATATGTTTAATATTTTCCGCTTTATAGCGTGCTTTGTTTTTCATAATAGTAGCAGCAGCCCATCCAGCTTGAGTATCAAGGTCAATAGCTTTTGCATTCATCACACCAAACTCTAAACCGGGAGCACCATTTTCAGCTTTTCTAATTGCAAAAAGAGTAAGCAGGTAATCACCAGTGCAACCATTTCTATCTGCTGCTGCTTTTATAATTTCGTACTCATCGCCGAATTCCTTTTTTAGCACATCAAAAATATGGGGGGCGGCTGAGGAGGATTTACTTTCGGAGGAATTTGTACCGCCCCCCTGTTGATATGAGGCTGGAACAGCCTGTGGGAGTGCAGAAGTATGTATTGCATTCTTACCTGCAATATTTACAACCAAAGTAATGAAAAGCAATATAATGATCGCTATAAGGATTGCATTATAATCTGATATTTTAAATTTCCGCATTTTCCTATCCTTTTAAAGTATTATTATTGCTAACACTTATATTATCTGGATTTTTCTCGTTTTTGGTAAATTTATTTTTTCTTTTTTGGGAATTTCTTTCTTTTTTCTTTTTTGGATAGTGATTCTGCTCCACCATGTCCTTTTTTACAGGTATAACCACTTGTTGTGTCATACTGCACTCTGCCGCAAATACTGCAATACAATTTTGTTTTTCTTTTCTTTTTCCTTGGCCTAAGGATGTTCCAAGCATCACCTAATTCAACAAAATTAGAAGTACCGTAAAGCATTTCTCTAATCTCATTTTCTTTTTTAATCATCTCTGCAAAAGCATCACCATACTCTAATTTTTCAATAGGTGCTAATCGACTCACTACTTCATAACGAGTCCATTGTTCAAGCAAAATTAAAAGTTTTTTGACCTGAGATTTTTTTATCTTGTCTGGGTCTATCATTTTCAATCCTATCTACAGTAGAATGAATCCAACCACATATATGATTTTTGCATTGCCATTTACCTTGATACCATTTCACACTACGTCGGTTGCAAGCATAACACACATAAGTTTTTCTTTTGTTTTTTAATTCTTCAGAGCACACACTCATGGCTACCTCTTATTATTTTTGCATATTATCTTTATGTCTTTTGGGGATAAGTTTTTTAAAAACTCATCAAAAAGCACCCCTGTAATATTTGCACGTTTTTCTTTTTTAGTTTTGTATCGTATAGATGCTTTTGATGACCATGCTCGTATTGCAAATAAAGTGCCACGAAAGAATCTTGATGGCATGTATATCATAGCTTTCCGCCGATCGCGTTTTACAATTAACAGCCAAGAAAGTGAACCAGCTTTTTTATGATCTTCTTGGGCTTGTATAATAAACTTTTCAAATGGTTCATTCACAGCAGAATCAGGTTTATCTAATAACCCTGCAAATGTTGTTGTGGAATAACCCCGTTTTAATTCGATAGTACAAACATCGATTAAAGGTTGTCCTATTGGATCGGTTGCTTGAATATCTCCTTGTTGCCCAAAAGTCTTTTTGCCTTGCCCGTAACGGACTGTAGCACGGCCCCCACTAATAGAGGTCCGCCAGAAAACATCATCACGCTTACCATCAGTCCACCATAGACTGAGTTGTTTACTGATTTCTCTTTCAAATGAAGACCCTTTAGCCATTTTTATATTTCCTTTTGTTCATCTTGATTGGCATTCTATCTTTGATTGATCTCATGCCTAACTTAGCAGCTACTTTATTCCAACCGTTTCGCGTCAATTTATCTTTTTTGAGTTTGAAAAATTTTGTCCCTGCATAAGGTAAAGCAACTAATGGGTAATTGACTTGAAAAAAATCAGGTTCTTGTTCTATTATTTTTTTGTATGTTTTAGTTTCAGTGTTCAATTCCTTTTTAAGAAATTTTATAATAGTTTTTTCACCCACCCCTTTAATACCGATAACGTTGTCAGTAGAACAACCAGCCAGTGCTTTAACGATAGGCCAAATTGTAGGTTTTATGCCAAACTCTTTTTTGAACCATTGTAAAGTGACTGTCTTGTTGTTATTGGGTAGATATTGAGACACATTAAAAGATAGAAGCTGAAATAAATCATGATCAGATGACACTATAACAGCCTCTTGATCTGATGGTATACTGATACTAACTGATGCAATTAAATCATCTGCTTCATAACCTTTTTGACAAAACACATTTTTAAAGCCTATCGTTTTCAGATATACTTTTCTGAGCATTTTCATTTGATGCCGAAAAGCATTCTCAAACTTAATTTCCTCATCATCTAAATCCTGCTTGATGCGATTTGCTTTGTACTCTGGATAAACTTCTTTTCGTTTACTTGATTTAGAATCCCAACAGAATACAAAATTGGACGAATCAAACATTTCTTGATAAGAAATTAAACCTTTTAACAACCCATAGATAACACCAGTGGCAGAATCACCATGAGATAACCCACCCATCGAATGCTTTGCTCTATGGCAAAGGAAATTACAATCTAAGATGATCCATTTTTTATACATTAGTATTTTCTGTTAAAACTAAATCGACTTTTTGTATGTTTATATTTTTAATATGACTCATTAATAAGAATTCACCTGTTTCTATATTTACACACAACATATCCTTATTAGCAGTTGTTGAATCCTCATCATCTTCTTCCTGTTCTTCAAAAAACACGGACGGCTTAGTTACTACATAATAATCACTTTTATACCGGAATGTGTCTGATGGTAATAGTTCAGATGCTTTTATATCAACACAACCTATAATTCTAATTCCCATTTTCTGTTCCTTTCGCCAATACTTTTAAAAATAAAATCCGATACATAAAAAATACGACCTTCACCATTACAGTCTATCATGTGAATGAAATTTCTTTTTTTTGCTGTGAGTCGACATGGATTGCCTGTTTTTATGTACTGTTTTGTTTTTTTAACAATAACATTTATAGTCATGTTTCTTTTTAGGAATGATGGTTGTACTGTAGGCATCCTAGCCTCCAAAAAATAAATTTACAACATATACAAAGCCTATAGTGGCAAATATCCAGCATGTAATGCCTAAGAATATAAGACCTAACCATAACCAAAACATAAACCAATCAATACCTTTGTTTTCTTTTGATTGAACATGCTTTTTCGATTTCATTCCAGACATCTCCTACAATTTCTCTCAAGTCTAGTATCATGTCATTATCTTCAATATACTTTATGAGTTTTGCTCTGGTAAGAACAACATCAAATTCTTTGGCTTTAATCTTCGTCCCTTTTAATCCCCAGTGCAATTCGTCCACTAAATAATCTATGCAAGAACCAGTTTCATCTATCCCAAAAGAATGATAAATAGGAACTTCAACTGCCCTATCTCGACCAGATACTCGATTTTTTTTGGTTCTGATTTTACAGATACTTCCGATCTGACGTGATTTCTTTTTAATAGTCTTTTCTATCTTACCCCTAACAGAGGACCATAATTCCACGCAAGCATAAAATTTAAGCGAGTGGCCTCCCGCATGTGTTTTCTTCTCAAAACCAAAATCAAAGTTGGCTCTTGTCTGGCTGATAATGATTAAAATAGAACCAGATTTTCTCAAAGGCGCTAGCAACTGTCTGACATTTTCTGAATTTTTCTTTGCTTTACCATCACCAAATGAGCCAGTGGTTTTCTTTCCTTTACGGGTTGCATTCTTTCCAGCTTTAAATTTTTTCTTTTCATATTCAGATGATAAACTATCCATCGAATCTAATATATAAATGAAAGGTTTTCCTGTATCGAATGCGTCATCAAGATTAAAATAGAAGTCTTCAATATTAGCTGAGTATAATGGTGATCCATCTTTTGCTTTTCTGGGAGCCCTAACTCTTCGTGCAACTTCTTTACCGAAGAATCTCGTTATGTCCATTAAAGAACCACCTTCAACATCGTCATGGATAAAATCATAATCTTCAAAGTTTGGATTGATAGAGGCTTCTGCCAAGCAAGTAAGGGATAAAAATGTTTTCCCACTTGTACTATCACCAACGAGCCAAAAGTATTTACCTTTAATAAAACCACAATCAGGCTTTCCACTTATTGCAAGATTTAAAAGGGTCGAGCCTGTGGAAAGATAATCAGCTTTTGTAATTTTAACTTTCTTTTTTTTCTTTAGCTGCTTTTTCACATCTTTAGTTTTCATTTTTACTTTCGTAAAAAATTAAGGAGGGACCGCCAAATCCTTTTGACGGCCCTCCAATTTCATCATCCATGTTTTGTATCATCGCAATCATCCCAGATGGAACAATCGGCACATCCTTGTAGTTCATCGGTATCCTTACCGAATCTACCCTTGGCTGGACATCTTACTTTTTTTTTGACTTCTTTTTACTCGCTTTCTTTTTGACAACCTTTTTCTTTGTTGTCTTTTTCTTAACAGTTTTCTTTTTGGTGACCTTTTTCTTTTTCTTCTTTACTGGTTCATCAAAAGGGATGTCGTCCTCATCATCGTCGTCGTCATCATCATCATCGTCATCGTCATCATCATCGTCATCGTCGTCGTCATCATCATCGTCATCTTCATCATCGTCGTCATCGTCATCTTCTTCATCATCTTCGTCATCGTCATCTTCTTCATCATCTTCGTCATCATCATCATCTTCGTCATCATCATCATCATCATCATCTTTTTTCTTTTTCTTAGTTGCTTTCTTCTTTTTGGTTTTAGGCTCATCTTCTTCGGCGTCATCTTCATCATCTTCATCCTCATCTTCAAGGAGAAGTTTCTTCAATTCAGCATAAGTCTTGATGTCAAGAATATCGTCAAGACAAATAGCTTGATCCTGCAACTCTTCATCCAAATCATTCTTCTGCTTCTTAAAATCAATTCTCTCAACAGAAAAACCCTTGCCCATAAAACCAGATTCGACAATCATTTTCAGTGTATGATAATTATCAGGATCACAGAAAGTGTCCATATTATCATCATCATCTTCATAAGCACTTTCTAATGCTTCGTCCATTGCTTTGCCAAAATAAGCATGTGAAGATTCCCATATCTTGACCTTATTGGCATCTTCTTTAACGTCGACGATATTCATGATCATTCTTTTGCTGGGGCGCAAAGCTTTGATCACATCTTCATCTGCTTCTGGGTCTTTAGCAAGCTTTGCTGTAAACTCACAAATAGGACAAGGTTTCTGTGCTGTTCTTGCAGGACAGATAACCCAATCTTGATTAGGACCGATTCCTCTATGGACAAAGAATGTTCTTTCCCAATAACCCATGCCCTTGTCTGCTCTTGGGTTGCCCTTACCAACTTCATACGGAATAATACCAATTCTTGTTGTTTTAGCAGTCTTTAATGAAAAAGTCTCCACACCATTTGGGATCTTCAAAAATGATGGACCAAAACCTTGCCCTGCCGTTTCTCTCCTTTTCTTTGTTGATTCGCCTACACTAAGTTTCTTACGCTTTTTTCGTTTACTCATGTGCTACTCCTTGTTTTTGTTCTCATTGTTAATAAATTGCTTGCCTCTAAGGAACCCCATAGTTCCATATTTTATGCATAGATATATCATAGAAGGAAGGACAAAAACTAACCCAACTATAATCAATACGATTTTAAATATTGCACCCATTATGTTTTACTCTGTTTACTTCTTTTTAATTTCTTTTTATTTTTGCTCTTTGCTCTTTGATTTTTTAATGTCTCATAAATTTCTTTTGAATCTTCTTTAAACTTTGGTGTTGCATAATATTGTTGCCCGTGTAAATCAACAACCTTTTCTAACATTCTTTTTCGTTGATCTATGGCAGTTACTGCCCCTACTAATATATCAACACCGTGTTGCAATCCTCTTATTATGGACTCATGTTCTCGTATGCGTTCATTTAAAACCAACACTGTTTTAATGGAAGTTTCGGTAGGTTTTTCTTTTAAGCCAAATTCGATAGGATCTGCTCTGATCTTTAATTCTTCTTCTGCTTTGACAACATCTAACTCTGCTTTTTCTTCTGCTAAATCTTTTTTAGTATCGGCCAGATTTTCGATATACTGAAAACATAGTTTAGGTTGATGTTCGCACTCCTCGACTAATAGATTTCTGTCGATGTCTAAAATTTCTGCTTTAAATGGTCTTTTCATTTTAGTTCCTTTCTATTATATTATCTGGGTTTTCCTTGATTTTTGTAAATCTATTTTATTTTTTTAATTATTGATCATTCACTACTTCATAGCAAGCTGCTGTTACTCCAGCAAATTTACTATCATAAAAATGATCTCTAAAAGATTCTAATATATTATACGCTCTGTTTGAATCACCCCAGTTTTTCAGTAACGCTGATTGAGCATACCCCATTACCATATATCTAATTCCCTCGGCGTCGGCATCTTGTTCTTTTAAATCTAATAAAATTTTAGCAACTGATTTCCAATTAGCTCTTGAGTTCATCAGGATCCTTGCTAATTCAAAAGTAGCAACTTCATGTGTTGTTTTTTCAATAGTGTCGAGCATATCTTCTATTGAATCCATATCGATTACTTGATGCAATAATACTAAAGCTTTGCGGGCAGATCCTTCCGCAATTTCTATGATCTTGACCACTACTTTATTTGATACTTTTTTCTTTTCCTTTTTACAAATGTTTTTAAGTAATGAAGTCATGTCCAATGCATTTAGATTTTTGACTTTTACTTCGTTTGATCTTGTACGTATGGTCCTTTTAAGTTTATTTGGGTCTGTAGTTGCAAGCATAAAATAAACATGGTCAGGTGTATCTTCTAACATCTTCAGGAATGCGTTCTGGGCGTCGTTAGTCAACTTATGAGCTTCATCTACTAACCATATACGAACATCGCCACCTATCGGTGCTAAGTGCATCACGCGTCTGATCTTACGCACTTCATCTATACCTCTTACGTCAGCACAGTTCATTTCGTTGAAATCTGTTTTAGAACACTTCAATTCCTTTCTTAAAATCCTCGCTAATGTTGTTTTACCGCAACCACTTGGACCTGAAAATAAAATAGTATGTGGTATTGTTTTCTTTTTGATCATAGTTTGCAAACTTCTAACGCAAGCATTTTGCCCAACCACTTGATCTAATGTTTTTGGTCTGTATTTTTTGTAAAGTTCTTTCATTTTTTACTCCAGCCTAAAAGTTTCATTATTCTGACAACATCCAAATTAGTTACAAAGTTTAATCTGTGTTCTGTTCTATATTTATCGATTCCTTTTAGGATTTCTAATTCCTCTTCGGGAGTTATTTCAGGAGAATTTTTACGTTTTGGTTTTCGCCCCATTGTCATTTTGTAGGGATGTTGTTTGTTCCGCATTAAACATTCTCCAATAACTCCTGTACTAAAATAGCATGCTTTAATTCATCTGAAAAGTTATCACCGTTTGTTTCCATGGCTTTATGCTTAATATTTTCGAGCATCCATGTATGAGACTCTTTTGCTTGTGCTACAACTTCTTCTAATAATTCTTTACGCTCACTCATATCTTCCTTTCCTTTTTCTCATACCAACTACCACCAATAGGAGCAACTTCTGCATCGATATTTAGTGGTACGTTAATCCATTTCCAATGCTTTCGTATATCGACTGTCATTACTTGTTTCACAATTTCTAAATAATTTTGTAATTCCTTTTTATAAACATCCGCAACTAAACTATCATGGATCTGTCCGACAAGTAATGTTTTCATATTATATTTTTTGAGTAGTTTTTGGATCCGAATAATAGACCACAGTAGCCAATGAAATGCAGTTCCTTGTACTGGATAATTTATGACTTCGTTACGTTTCATTGAGCCTTCAATTCTAAAACCTGTTAATGTTTCAAAAAACCCATTTTTCAGATATTCATTATACCAGTTCTTTTTCCATTTACCGTAAACTTTGAATCGTTTATTCCAGAAATCACCTTCGACTTCTTTTAAATGTCTTTCAAAAGTACCTTTTAATGGTCTTTTTTTTGGATTGCAATTTCCTAATCTTCTGACACCTTGACTTTGCAAATGCTCTTTTAAAGGAATACCATCTGCTGTTTGTAATTTCATTTTTCCTATAGCTTCCCAAAGGTTTTGGGCACAGTGTAAATAATAATCACCATAGAATTGCGGAAATACAAACATGTTTTTACCGCAATATCTGATTTCTTTATTGATCTGATTTCTTTTTAGTTTGAAGCATTGTCCCGCCATATCTCGGTGCAAATCTTTAGTCTTGTCTTCAATGTAAGAAATCATTACCGGGTCTTTATGATAACATGCAGCACCTGCAATCTCAACGCCACCATAATCGACTTCAACTATTCTATGATTTTTACGGGCAATAAAAGTCCGTCTGATTAACTTTGCCATTGTTGGATCACGAATCGGTATATTTTGAAAATTAGGATTGCTGCTGCTGCTTCTATATGTTATCGCAAGATGAAGATTAAAAAATGGATGTAAATAACCATCAGTTGATTCCTGTAAAATGCCACCCAAATATGTGCTGTTTGCTTTTTTTAATTTTTCGACCTTAAGCAGGTTCCTAACAAATGGCAAATCTATTTCTGATAAAGAAGTTGCATCCGCACATGGTCTACCAGTTGGTGTAAAAGAAGTACAGGGATATTTTTCGATCTCAAAAAGCACTATACCTAATTGTTGTCTTGAACCTAAATTTGTTTCTTTTCCATATTTTTTTCTCCACGTTTTATATAGTTTATCTTTTTCTAATCTTTTGGTTGATCTTTTTATTTTCTTTTCTGTACTAGCAATTGTCCTATTTAAATAATCGACATCAATTTTCATACCGTTTGCTTCAATCTGAGATAAAGCAATACTGCCATTATGTAATAATTTATAAGCTTCGTTGGTAGTTGGTATCATGTTTTAGGATTATCCTTACATTCTTCTTCATAACAGCAAACTTCGCAAGTAACACCCCTGTCATGCTGACCAAAACATAATTTATTTAATTTAGCCCTTGTCAATCTACTCATATTCGATTTCTTCTTTGGTTTTGGTTTTGTCTTCTTAACAGGTAAGGGAGATTGAAGTCCTTCACAATCATCTGATTCGTCTTCATCATCGTCTTCTTCATCATCATCATCATCGTCGTCATCATCTTCATCTTCATCATCCATTTCTAATGCCTGGTCGTCCAAAGTCTTTTTTGTTGGTATACTTTTTTCTGTAGGATATTTTTCAGGCGCTGCTGCTAAAATTGCCTTTTCTAATATGATTCGTGGGTGATGATCGTGGCCATGTCCTTCAACACCACCAATTAAAAGATCACAAATCCCACGGCCAGCATCATCCAGTATAACAAGGTCTGAGCATAAGCAGACATTTTTATCTTCGCACCATTTGATCAGTTCATTTATTCGCATTATGATTTCTCCATTATAATTTTTTTAATAGTTTCGGCATGGCATCTTTTCGGAGCACACCAACAAAATAATCTTAACTTACCAAATTGTTCATAAATATTTGCTAATCGGATTATCTCTGATACAATAAAAGTGTCACTACTGGCTATTCTTTTTTGTAACCAGGCTCCGTATTTATCGCAAACTAAATCTCTTTGTGATTCCTTTTCTAATAGAAAAGGATTACCTAAAGGTGATTTTCCCCGGCAAACTTTTATATCCCATGGATTTATTATTTTATTTTTTCTTAAATTGCAAATTACTATATTACCCATTAGAATTTCTCCATCATTTTAATTTGTTTCATCGCCACTTTATACTCGAGCAAACTGTCGAGGCCATTGTATAATAATAACTCTTTCAAATCCAATTCTTTTATTCGATTAAATTCATTTTTTCCTGATTTCAGATAAGGTTTGATATGATGATCATAATCACCAACACCAAAAAGAACAAACGATTGAAATTTAACACTTGTAATCCCGCTTCTGTTATCTAAAACATGGGCAGCAAGCATTGTGTCCCATATCCAATTCCTAACATGGAATCCTAATTTTGCTTTTGTCCACCGATCTTCAAATTTTAGATTAGATGCTATTTTGCCACATTTTGATTTTAGTAGTTTTATAGTTTCATCTATTGCAGAACCGTGCCATGGATATGCTATTGTTCTTTTGCCATTCCAACAGACAGAACAAGAAACGATCTCTGCTCTTTCATCATCTGGCTTTAAACAGTTGCATTCATAATCAAAAGCAAAGTTTCCTTTTTTACCTTGTAAATCTTTTAAAAACTTTGCTGCTTTATTTGGATTCATTTCTACTTCGATTTGTTTTTCAAAGTTTGGTATTGTTTCCCATGGTTTTGTTTTCTTTCTTACTGCTGTTTTGATATGCTTCTCAAATATCTTAGTTAATATATTGTCATTTCTGTTTAATAAATAAGACGGATGATATGTAGATATTATCCAAGCATTTGGTTTGTGGTTTGGAATGCAAAAGCCAGCCCATCGGCCTAAAGCATCCACTTTGCTCACCCATATTGGCTTGATCAGAGATTTTAAAGCAGCATTTCCCAATAAGATGATAATATTGGGATCGTGTTTTTTGATTGTCTTCATTAAATTAGGACGGCAGCAAGTAATTCTTGTATCACTGATAGGTCCTTCTGTTTTGGGTTTACATATTACAGCATTAGTTCTTATGCAATCTTTATATAGATTCACACCTGCTTTGAGCAATGCCTTTTCTAATAATCCATCTTTTCTGAACACGATAGGATTATTTTTCTTGTCTTCCTTATATCCGGGTGCTTCTGAAACGATCAGAATCTTTTTCTTGCCTTTACCAGCAGGCTGTATTTTAGGCGAACGACAAGTTTTAGCATAACCACATAAGCCACATTGCGCTAATATGGATGTGGGTGCGGAGCTTGCTATTTTAGAATTATTAAAAAAGGTGTTATTCATATAACGATGCCTAATGTAGGTTTATTTTGTTCTCGTCTGATTCTTTTCTTTGCTATTTTATAATATGTTTCATCAATTTCTATTCCAATAAATTTGCGTTTCGTTCTAATACATGCAACAGCAGTTGTCCCTGAACCTATTGTAAAATCAAGTACTGTTTCGCCTTTATTAGTATATGTCTTGATTAGGTATTCCATTAAGGCTACTGGTTTTTGAGTAGGATGAGCATACTTCTTATCGGATCGTTTATGATAAGTGATTATGGTTTGTGGATTCTGATGCGTATATGTTCTCTTTATTTTATCGATAGTACTTGAAGGATTGGAACCACTATAACTTCCTAATGTGCCTCTTATTAGTGTATTTCTTTTTTTCATTTGGTGGTTATATGTGATCCTGTTTAAACCGAAAACTACTGTGTCTTCATGCCTTGTCATCGGTCGATACTTAGCTATTTGAAATCCACTTGGTATAACTTTATCCCACACCCAGCAATACTTAAACATATCCATATTAGACGCTATCAGCTTCGTTGTAAAGGGCTGGGAGGCTGTCAGCACGATTGCACCGTTTGGCTTGATTAAACGCTTTAGCTGCTCCCACATCGGTTCTAACGGGATGATAGAGTCCCACTTGCAAGCAGTAGTACCATAAGGCGGATCTGTTAAGATCATATCAATGGATTTATCTGGAAAAGTTTTCATTACTTCCAAACAATCGCCCTGTATGATGACATTCTTTTTCAAGATGCTATTCACTTTGCTATAATTATCCTTTCACTACTACATCTAGGACAAGTTGTTTCAGTCCTATCTTTTACTATCCACATATTCATACATACATAACAGTAGGCTGGGTACACAATAAATACATTACTATTCATCTTCTTCGACTTTACCTAAAACTGTGATGTATTTGAATTTACCAATAACTGTTTTTAATCGGTCTTTTGAAATGATGCAAGGACTGTTTTTATCTATGATGGTTTTTAATGTTTTAGGACTAATAGAAAAGCTCAGTGCTCGTTTTTTGTATTTTACTTTACCGTGCTCTTTATACCACCCCGAAACACCTAATCCTGTCACTGTTACCTTATCTTTTGTAAGATCGACCTGTACTGAATTACTATCAGCACTATCTGAAGAAAAGATAGAAGCTCGTTCGATCATATCATTGATGCCAGTGGGTAAAGATATTTCTTCTCCCTCTACCTTGAAGAAATTTGTAAGTTTAGGATATGTTTCAATGAAAATTCTACAACTAAAAACTAAACCTTCAGAATTTCTAAAATGGATCCAAGATTTAGTTTCACTGTATTCAATCATACCAGAATCTTTGAGTTGGCTCATTGCAGAACGGCGGATCAAAAGAGGTTCTTTGATGTCCATTTTCATTTTGTATCTTGAAGCCTCTACGTTATTACAAGATTCAATCCATTTAGGAGTAATTCTAATGCAAGTTAATATAAATTGGGCTTCATCAGAACCCGCTGTTTCTATAACGAGGTTTATGGCGTCTGAAAAATCATCTGGAAGAATTTTCCACTTTTTTGGTTTTTCAAGATGTTCAATAGGCATTAGAATTTCACTATCCATTCTGATACCAGCTTTTTTTCTTTTTGCTTTTATTTGCAATTCATGTGGATCTTTCTTGATTTCTATCTTTAGATTTTCATCAGGCAAAGATTTTAATATTGATAATAGAGGTGCTGACTGAACTGCACCAGTAATATCAAGATCAGTTTTTATAGAACAGGAAATTTCATCGTTGTATGTTGTCATTCTTTTATTCTTAAAAACAATGCAAGACGACTGTTCAATAATTTCTCTAATCGATAATCCCGGTTGTACAAATTCCACTTGCTTCAATAATATCTCTCTGTTAATGTCCATTTTTATTTCCTTTTTATCTGCGTTTAGATGTGAATTTAACATGGTTTCTTTTTTTTATTTCTTCCTCTACAGCTGTTTCTGATCTACCAGTGAGCCCAGCTGCTACCTCAAAAGCCCATTTAGTAATACCTAATTTTCCTATTATGCCTTTCAATATCTTATCTTCTTTTTCTGCAACCTTGCGCACCTTATTGCTTGTTTTCCTTCCTATACTAGAAAAGTATGTGCAACCATCTCTTGTATAACTTCTCCAAATATGCCTTGTTTTTTCAAAAAGGCCGCATATCTCTTTACCAGCTTTAGAATCGTAATATTTTCCGCATTTTATTTTACATAATTTAGTTTTAATGGCCTCTTTTGTGCGACCATACTTAATTGCTAATTTTTCATATGAAGCATGATTTAAAAAATAATCCCAGTACACACTTATTTCATCTTCTGCCAACCATACTTTTTTTGCATTAAAGTTATTTGTTGTACTGCCTTGATGTATTAAATGAGATGATTTATCAAGTTCTTCGTCTGAAAAAAATCTATCATTATTCATTTTCTTTTCCTTCTAAGTAAATAAGTTTCATGCCATAGTTATTGACACCTTTAAGGTTTTTATACTTATCTTTTTTGATCAATCTGTTCTTTTTAAAATGTGAATAAAAAACCTGGTGTTGCGGTCTACCCCATTTTTGAGTAACTGTTACTATGCCCGGGTGTTGTTCTACAAGTGATTCTGCCATCTGTAGTCGGCCATCATCTTGATAAAGTTCATCTGCATTTCCACCATCATCAATACCAGTAGGTGTTTTGCCAGCAAGGAAAGCATTGAATAAAATAGTACACTGCCCACTTTGTAAAACCCTGATACTCAAATCAGTATCTTCATTATACCTACCTCTCCATCTTTGAGGTATACTATTCTTGATTAAAATACATGAGTAAATTCTTGTGTTTAAATAATATGCTGGTCGATAGGATGAAGCCACCATAAAGAAATCATAATTGAATCCACTAAGACCTATATTTTTATATCTGTTCACAAAGTCTTCAGCGCATTTAAGAATAGTGCCGGAAGTAACCATGGTTTTCATATTTCTGTTGAGTCTTTTGAAGTTCATTATATTATCATCTAAGATCCAGTGCTTTTTAGCACCAACAGAAATCGAATGCTCCCATACCCAATTTCTTGCTGGAATGGAACCTTTCCCTAAGTTACTGAAAGGCAGTTTGAGAATATTTGATTTGTCAATTACTTTTGCATATTTTTTATACTCTTGCGGTTCGACAACAATCTTGTAAGGCACTCCCATGTCCTCTAGGGCTCTGCTTGTCTTTCGCCTCTCCCATCTACCTTTGGAGATAATATATATTGGGTACTTAGGTTGCACTTATTTCTCCAAGTTCAAATCCTATCCTGTCTTTTTTATTCCATAAGTCATAGCATGCAGGACACAGTGCTTTTGTTTTTGCAATTATATCTATGCCACAACCGCAACACTTCATTCCTTTCATAAGCACTTTACATTCCCCGGAAGTTTCTTTTTCTCTTATCCAACTTCCAGCTTGTGTCCATCTGCAATCCCACTTTGGTTGTATGACAGTTTTAAATCCAACGTCTAATAATGTTTGTATAATTGCTTCTGCTTTTTTTATCCAATTTTTATATATAGGATGAAAATCAATAATAACTGCTCTTAAATTTGGTTGAACTATAGGCAGATCATACTCACCACCCTCTATATCAATTTTTACTATCGACGCCTCCTTAATTGCTTTTAAATAATTTATAGCAGGTACTTCAATTTTATATGCTTTTCTTTTTGATAGTACTATGCTGTTCGTTACTCCTATTCCTTTTGAAATAAACAGATCAACTGCTTTTTTATTACCGTTTACAATGGCTACTTGTTTTATTTTCAAATTAGGTAATTGTGTTAATTTTAAAATATTATATGAATTTGGTGTTGGTTCATATGCAATCACTTTTTTTACTGGAAATCTTGCGCATCGTATGGCATAGGTGCCTACATAGGCTCCTATGTCTACTACTACATCTGAATGTCGTAATGGAATAGAACGGTGTTCTTTTATGGGAGTAATAAAAGGTTTTCTGCCATCGAAAATAACATTATGGCCACCAGGTACTCCACCACCAGTTACTAATTTATATGGTGTTTTTTTCTTTTTTTGAAATAATCCTAAAGATGGTTGAATTTCAGTTTTTTTATTCTTCATCCACATATCTCCGCGTTACATCTTGTCCTTTAAATGCGATTTTAGAATAAAAGATTGATTTTGTTTTTGGTGTAATGGTTCGTTTTATTCTTTTTGCAAATTTATCCACATCTTTTTTATTAGCAAATCGTATTGTTATTGTTTGATATACTTCCCTTTCTTCTTGAACAAATTCTGGCATATCTTGCCATTCTATTCTCCAATCATCTGCATTTTCAAATAAAACATTTTTATTTTTTTTGCTCATCTTTTAAAACTTCCTTAAAGTATTTAATTGTTTTTAAAAGACCGGTTTTTAAATCTATTTTTGGTTCCCAGTTCAATACTTCTTTTGCCAATGTAATATCAGGCTGTCGGATTAAAGGATCATCAGCTGGCAAGTCTTTATATATCCATAATGGCCATGAATGTGAAGGAGGTTGGATGAGTCCTAAAATTATTTCTACTAAATCTAATATAGAGTATTCTACAGGATTTCCAATATTGACTGGCCCCGTAAAATTATCTGCCGTATTCATTAGACTGATCAGACCATTTATTGTATCATCTACATAGCAGAAAGAACGTGTTTGAGAACCATCACCATAAATTGTTATGGGTTTATTTTGAAGTGCTTGCACTATCATATTGGACACTACTCGACCATCATTGATTTGCATATGAGGCCCATAAGTATTAAAGATACGGGCTACTTTTATGCGAGTTTTGTGTTGTCTCCAATAATTAAACATCAGTGTTTCAGCACAACGTTTGCCTTCATCATAGCAAGATCGTATACCAATTGGATTAACATTACCATTATACGATTCTACTTGAGGATGAATAGTAGGATTTCCATATACTTCACTTGTGGAAGCTTGAAGTATTTTAGCTTTATCCACTCTGGCTAATTCCAATATCTTTAGAATACCACATACATTAGTTTTTGTTGTTTGTATTGGATCGGATTGATAGTGAACAGGTGATGCTGGACACGCTAAATTATAAATCTCATTAAACTTATTATGGTAAATTTCTAATGAAATGGATATATCAGCCCAATAAGGGATGAAATTCGCATAATTATCTATTAAAGGTTTTATATTATTCCTATCCCCTGTAGAAAAATTATCAATACATATCACCTTATGCCCCATATCAAGTAATTTTTTACAAAGATGAGAACCAAGAAATCCAGCACCACCTGTCACTAAAATTGTTTTCATTGCATCAGATCCTTATTTAAGTTGCTGAGAAGTATTACACAAGTTTGTATTTTTTATCCTTTTTGCTTTCTATTACAACACCCTCT